TGTTCTTGAGAATTCAGCATCTTCGATTAAAATTATATTGTCTGCACATATTGGAGAAGATGCCGATATTAGAGCATTCTATGCTGTTAACGATAAGGTTGGTCTTGACCCCGTATTTACACCATTCCCTGGTTATTCTAATTTGAATTCTAAAGGTCAAGTAATCGCTGCAGAAAATAGCAATGGAGAGTCTGATTCTTTCATTGTCAAATCAAATACAAAAGCGTTTGATAGTGAAGCTCTTGATTATAGAGAGTACACGTTTACAGCGGATGAACTCCCTGCATTCAGAACTTACAGAGTGAAGATTTCACTAGCATCCAATAGTCAGTGCTTTGTTCCTAGGATCAAAGAACTTAGAGTGATTGCACTAGCATAATGGACTTTTACGGATTAGAGGGTCATAAGGATCTCGCAAGAGATCCTGAGACAAATGCAGTTGTTAATGTCAACACTTTAGAATATCAGCAATATCTTGCGAGACGTAAAGTGAAAAGTGAAAAGAATCATAAGACACAGAACATGGAGCAAGAACTTGCTAACATGAAGGATGACATTGATGAAATTAAATCTTTACTAAAGGAGTTATTACATGGATCCTGACACTATCGAACTAAAAAACTTGTCAAAAAGTTTTGCATATCAGCAAATTGCAACTGATATAGATAATTGTGATGATCGTGAAATGCTAAAGAATATTGCAAAATCTTTTGCAAAACTTTATTATAAGCAGCAAGAAACCATGGCAGTAATAGGTATCCCAGATGGCAACTAAAAATATCACCTTCGATCCAGATTCAGGAGTGCCATATGGTTTGAATTTGACAATGTATGGTGGATCTGATTTTGAAGTTAATTTGAATGTCAAAACAACTTCAAATGCGGCTTTTGATCTGACAGGATACTCTGGATCAGCAGCGATGTCTAAGAGTGTTGCTGTTGGAGCTACACTTGGAATAACTTCATCTTTCACTGTTGGATTTACTAGTGCATATGATGGCAAAATGAAGATTTCTCTAGGTTCAACTGATACCAGAGCAACAACAGAAGGTAGATATGTTTACGATATTTTAGTCGCTGCAGGTGGGACTTTTTACACGCTTGCTAATGGAAACGTGTACGTTTATAATCCAGTCTCATCAGCACCCTAAATACACTTAGGAAACTTGTGGAATAAATGGCAAAACCAGCAAGTAGAGCGGATCTAATCAATTATTGCAAAAGGCAACTGGGAGCTCCAGTGCTTGAAATTAATGTTGCCGATGAGCAAGTAGATGATCTTGTTGATGATGCCTTACAGTATTTTCATGAAAGACACTTTGACGGTGTAGGTCAGGTATATTTAAAATATAAGATTACGCAAGCAGATATTGATAGGGGAAAAGGAACAAACGAAGTTGGTATCGTCACTACCAGTGCCAGCACTTCTATTAATGGAACTCCAACATCATTTCAATATGAAGAGAATAGCAACTATCTTCAGGTTCCTCCTGAGGTTCTCGGAATAACAAAAATTTTCAGATTTGACGGATCTAACACTGTTACTAATAACATGTTTAGTGTTAGATATCAGTTATTTTTGAACGACATTTATTATTGGGGATCAACTGAGTTATTGACTTATGCAATGACAAAGACATATCTTGAAGATATTGATTTTCTTCTCACTACAGAAAAACAAATTAGATTTAATCAAAGACAAGATAGACTTTACTTAGATCTTGATTGGGGATCTGTTAGCGTTGATGATTATCTTGTCATAGATTGCACTAGACTTTTAGATCCAAATGATTTTACCAGAGTATATAATGATTCTTTCTTAAAGAGGTATCTTACAGCTCTTATAAAAAGGCAGTGGGGTCAAAACTTAATTAAGTTCCAAGGTGTTAAGTTACCCGGAGGAATCGAATTAAATGGAAGACAAATTTATGATGATGCAGAAAAAGATTTAGAAATTATTAGGGAGCAGATGTCAAACACCTATGAACTTCCTCCACTGGATATGATAGGTTGATATCATGGTGTTAAATCCGTTTTTCACTCAAGGCACGACTTCTGAACAAAATCTTGTTCAGGACTTGATTAATGAACAACTCCGAACATATGGAGTAGATATCTTCTATCTGCCTAGAAAATATATGACAGAAAATACTGTCATTAGAGAGGTTGTTCAATCAAAGTTTGACTTAGCTTTACCTCTTGAAGCATACATTGACAACTACGATCAATATTCTGGTGCTGGAAATATCCTATCAAAATTTGGTATTCAGTCTCAAGATGAAGTGAGACTTATTATATCAAGAGAAAGATTTGAAAATTATATTACACCTCTAATAGAAGATCAGTCTAATATTAAATTATCCACAAGACCAAAAGGTGGAGACTTAATTTGGTTCCCACTTGATGATAGAATCTATGAGATCAAAGATGTTGAATATGCAAAACCATATTACCAACTTCAAAATCTTTATGTCTATGAACTTTACTGCGAACTCTTCCGTCTTGAAGATGAGGTCATATCAACTGGTATAGATGAAATTGATAACAACCTCATTGGTGAGGATTATGATGGACAAACTGACGATGGTATCAATACCATTCAAGGCCCAACTCAAACACTCACTTTGGTTGGTGCTGGAGTAACAGCAACTGCAACATCTGCCATCTTTGATGGTGGTGTTAGGTATTTCGATGTTACTAATAGAGGTGGCGGATATAGTGTCATTCCAACCGTTGGCGTCACTTCAGCACCTGCTGGCGGCACAACAGCAGTTGGTATAGCAACAATGATTGGTGGAATAAATGTTTGTAATCTTAATGCAAACGCAAAACTACAATCAGTACAAGCAGTAAACGTCGCAAATTCTGGAGCAGGATATACTGTTGCTCCGACTGTTAAGTTTAGCGTCCCGTCTGGTCAAGGTGGATCGGGGGCAGCAGCAACAACGGTTATCGGTGATGGTGTAGTGGGTCTGATTACAGTCACCTCTGGTGGTGGAGGATACACTGTATCTCCTACAATTTCGTTTACTGATGAGATATTTGAATCTGGTATTACAACTGCATCAGCGACTGCCATCGCAATCGTAAGTGCTGCTGGAACTATTTCTGCAATTCACGTTACCAATGCTGGTCTTGGATATTCAGTTGCTCCAACAGTCGTTGTTGGAAATCCAGAGAGTTCTGGTTCCGGCACGTTTGCATTTAATGAAATTGTTACAGGATCCTCTAGTGGAACTACAGCCAGAGTCAGAACATGGGATGCGACAGAAAATGTTCTTGAAGTTGGCACCGTTACTGGAGAGTTTACTGTTGGTGAAAATATTGTCGGTTCTACATCTGGTGCAACTTACCCATTAAGAAAATCAGATAATCAACCTGCTGACGATGGATTTGCTGATAATATTAACATTGAAACGGAAGCAGACGCTATCATAGACTTCTCTGAGCAGAACCCATTCGGTATTCCCTAAATAAAAATATCTTAATATAAAGATATTGTAGGACTTAAAAATGTTTGAGTATTTTTACAACGAAATTTTGAGGAGGACCATTATATCCTTTGGTACTCTGTTTAACAACATTTCAATTAAACACGAAGATTCTTCGGACAATGTTGTCAGTGTTGTAAAAGTTCCTTTAGCATATGGACCTACACAGAAATTTTTAGCGAGATTAGAACAATCTCCAGACCTGAATAAACCATTTGCGATTACCTTGCCAAGGATGTCGTTTGAGTTTACTGGATTAACATATGATCCCACAAGAAAAGTAACCACTACTCAAACATTCACAGTCAAAGATCCTGACAGTGGAACAGAAAGCAAAAAGGCATTCATGCCTGTTCCATACAATATGCAATTTGAACTGTCAATCATGTCAAAGTTGAATGATGACGCTCTTCAGATTGTAGAACAAATTTTACCATACTTTCAACCAGCTTATAATCTCACCGTGGAGTTGGTTGAAGCACTTCAGGAAAAAAGAGATATTCCTGTGGTGTTAGAAAACATTACTATGCAAGATGATTACGAAGGAGATTTTACTTCCAGAAGAGTTCTTCTTTACACCTTAAGATTTACAGCGAAAACATATCTGTTTGGTCCTGCATCCTCTGCGACCAAGGATATTATCAAGAAGGCTACTATCAGTTACCTTACTGGCACAGATACCACAAATACAACCAGAGAATATTCTTACTCCGCTGCACCCAGAGCAACCAAGAACTACACAGGAGATGCAGCAACAACTCTTAGTGCTGATCTGTCAATAACATCTAAGACCTTTGAAGTTGCAGATGGATCTACTTTAACTAAAAGAACATACATTGCGATTGATGATGAGGAAATGTTCATCAAGTCAATTAGTGGTAACAAGATTACCGTTGATCGAGGTCAGGATGGAACTAAAATTGAAACTCATGTTGGAGGATCTGCTGTCCATGCTATCAACGCTGCAGATAATGCTCTAATTGAGGTTGGTGATGACTTTGGATTTAGTGGTACATTCTAATGTCTAAATTTAATGAATTGAATACTGCTTTTAACACTGATGATGATCTTATTCAACCAGAGGTGGTAGAGAAAAAAATTGAAAAGGTAAAAGAAGGTGTTGATGACATCAAAAAAGATTATGAATATACTAGAGGTAATCTTTACTCTATCATAGAAAAGGGACAAGAGGCTCTTAATGGTGTCCTTGAACTTGCACAAGAAAGTGAGATGCCAAGAGCATATGAAGTTGCAGGTCAGTTGATTAAAAATGTTGCTGATGCAACAGATAAGTTATTGGATCTGCAAAAGAAACTGAAGGACGTTGAAGCAGAAGAAAAGGTCAAGGGACCATCTACAGTCAATAATGCTTTATTTGTTGGATCGACTGCAGACCTTGCAAAAATGTTAAAGGACGGACTAAAGGAAGATCCTAAATAACCTTGGGAGAGAAATCCCGAAGTATTTAAGTTACTAATAAAATGTCCAGAGAAGACTTGCCTTCTATTGATGATTTGGTCAATAATGACCTTCCATCAGTCGAAGATTTTATAACAGAAGAGAACGCAGAGGAACTCCCTTCTGTTCAAGATTTTATTGTTGAAGAGAAAGAAGAGATAATAGAAACTGTTGAGGAAGTAGAAGAAGAACCGCAAATAGACCTTACAGAAGTCATACGTCTCATCAATGACGTAAGAAAAGATATACCTGATATTCCAGAGGTAAAATATTACGATCAGGAACTTGAGCAGTTATCTGAGAAGATTAGTAGTCTTCCTGAAGTAAGGTATTATGACAGAGAAGTAGAAGCGATATGTGAACAAATTGATCTCGTCAGAGAGCAAGTAAAGGACTTACCAGAGGTCAAATACTATGATGAGCAGGTTGATGCTATTGAAGACCGGATTGATAGTCTTCAAACCGATGTAGCGAACCTTCCAGAGGTCAAATACTATGACTCCGAACTTGAGGCAATTTGTGAAGCCATCGATGAAGTAAAGGCATCTATTCCCAAGTTCCCAAAATGGGTTAATGAGGTAAACGAGGTCCCAGATTTTTCATGGATTGGCAAAACCTTTAGTGTAATCGATGATGATTTTGTAAAGGTTAATGATACTATTGAAGGATTGAGAGGAAAAATTCAGTTTGATATTGAGCAACTTTCCGAGGATGTTGAAACAAAATATTTTAATAACACAGTCAAGATTGAATCAAATGTTAAAGATCTTGATGATAAAGTAAATGTCCGCATAGATGAAGAAAAAGATAAGATCTGGAAAGAATTAAGATCTTCATCCATGAAGATTTGGGAATATCATAAAGAGTTTAAAGATGATGACCGTAAACTCAAGAAACAAATTCTTGGGGAGTATAATAGTCTCAAGCAAAATATCAATAAAGAACTCAAGGAGATTAATTACACCAGTACAAAAACTGATGAGTTACTTCTAAAGTATTTTACTGAGTTAAGAGAAGAGATCTCAGGACTCCCAGAGGTC